CCCGCTGGTAGAGGTAAACAAAGGCATTGTTAAGGCCGTTCGTGCCGCTTTGAGCAAGAATGGTGGGGGCCGCCCATTCGGTAGTTGGTATACTATCGGTTGTCGCCGAAGACGCCGCTGTTGCGAGAGTGACGTAAATCGGATCTGTTCCCGCAGGAATGGTCTGCGTCCAACCATCCAATGTCCCACTTAGCACACCCGTAGAGAACGTGTAGGTTGTGGTTGTGGAAGGAACCGCTGGGGTGGATGTTGCGCGCTTGTAAAGATAGATCGTGGCCGAATTCAAACCGTTTGAACCGGCGGCTCCGTTTTGTAAGCGAACGACGGTTGTGGTGTCTGAGAATCCGGAAAGCGTGGCCGTGACCACAGCATACGCCGCCGCCCCAAATTGAGCGTTCGTCATTGTGCGGACGTTATCAGATCCGCCAAGGGTTATCGCGCCCAAGCTGCCGCCACTGGCATTGTAACCTGTGGCGGTAAAAGTAATTGTTTGGGAACTTGGGCTGGCCGCGCCGGTCCCATCGTAACTGAAAGTTTGAGCCGTAGTCGTCAAAGTTAAGACCGACGCGCCTGTGCCCGTGTCACCAGCCTTCGACTTGGAAATGGAATAGCTTTTTTGAATTGTCACACCGCCATAAACGGCTTGAAGCGTGAAGGTTTCTGTGTCGGTGGTCCAAGACGCGCCGGACAAGCTGTAAACCCCCGCCGAATTTATCGAAATGGTCAAGCCGTTCTTGGTGGCCGAGCCCACAACGGAAAACGTCGATGAAGAGGAAACAACGCTTGTTCCGTAATAGATCGTAAAGTTGCCGCCCGCGCCCGTCAGGCTGTAGCCTGTGCCGTCCGAATCCGCAGCAACCGTGTGGCTTTCGTTGGTCAGAAAGCCGGTGATGGTCTTTTCATCAGCCACCACGCGCCAATCGACCGCGTCAGTGCTGTTCAAAAGCGCAATGCTGTAAGCCGTTACCGTTGAGAGATCCTCGGTCGCAAGGCCGAAGGAATTAAACGACGGAAGCTTTACATACATCGTGTCCCCAAAATTGAGGCTGGTGTATGAGATTTTGAAGATGGCATCGTCGAGACGGGCAAACTTGGATCCGGACGCATGAGAAGAGTGCGTCGTTCCGTAGAGGCCGCGCTGTAGGGTCGTGAGATTGTAATTGTTGGCCGATGTCAGCGTTGCGTTCTGATACGTCATGATCTCGCCGTCGAGAACGAACAATGTCGCACCCGAGTTGGCATTGCTTGAAGACGAACTGATCAGATCTTGACCGCTCAGGCTCATGTTTACACTAAGCGTGTTGGTCGTGTCGGGGCTGGTACTGTCGGGAAGAATCGCTGTCGATACGCCGATCTTGGCAGGGGATGTAATCGTTCCCACGTTTTCGTAAGTGACGCCATCGGCCGAAATCCAAACTTGGCATCCGCCCCAGTTTGCGTTTGCACCGGCAACCGCCAGCCAAACTTCGGGGTCCAAGCCGGTCAGCGAACTTGGGGCGTTGACCAGAACAGGGGCCGACACCGGCACTGGTATCATCTGCGTTTGAACCGCAATCGCGCTTCCGGAATAAGCGTTGTAGAGCGGCGAAGATCCGGATCCGGCGTCAACACCTTCAGCCGTAAACAAAAGGCAGTCATCTTCGCCTTCTTCAATACCAGTGATCTGAACCAACCGGTTGGTCAGCTTTAGCTGATCCGTTGTTGTTGTCAGCGACACATAATCCATCGGATCCAAAAGAACGAAGTTCCATGGAAGCTTGAACCTGTAGATCTCGCGGCGATAGAGAGTCCGCTGAAGCAAAAGCTGCGAAGCTTGACGTGCGATTGATGCGTCACAAATTGAGTGCCAGCTTACCGGATCCTGCTTGCGCCGTCCGTACTCATTGATGTTCGCAAGATCCTGTGACGGCGCGATGGCGACGTTGTATTGATTGGCGCGGTCCTGAAACTCAACTTGAACAATGTTGCAAGCGTCCGCCTGATTTCGAATCTCAAGGGACACCGGAACCGTATCTTCCAGTGGTATAAAATCGGTTTCGGTCAAAGCGTAAATCGGCGTCAGATCCGGCGTGTAAGTGACGCCGTTGGCTGTTGCTGTTCCGTCACCAAACGTGCCGACTTTAAGAAGATTCTCCGACCAGAACGCGGCCGAGTTGCTGATTTCGCACCATTCGTTGATGAGATCTCGCGCAGCGCGGGCGCTGTCTACAACGGGTGAAATCAGAAGGTTGTTAGCCAAACAGTAATTTGACCAGTTTGAAAGATCCCCGATCAGCCCCGACGTCCAACCAGGCAAACCATGATTGGGGTTGGTGAGAAGATCCACTGCGACATCTTTAGGATTCGCGTCATCTTTTCCTACAACATAGGTTGCAAATTTGACTTCAAAGCTGTGGTTGGGAAGCGCCGCGTTGTCGTTGAGCGGGTAGTTTTCAGCGTAAAGATAGGCGATGTCGCGATAGGCAAGCGCCTGATCGGGATACGTTGATGTCAAATACCCCCAAGGTGTTTGGGTGGTTGACCCCGAAGCAAGATTCAAACCGGCCTGTTGTAGCGCACTTTGAGATCCGTAGCCGTAGTCTTCACCGTCCCAGTTATACACATAAAGGTTGTCCCTGAAGACGTCCTTGTCGCGGTAGATCGTTGGGACCCCGAGAACTTCTCCGGCGCTCAGGCCCATGATGATCGAAGCTGTGTAGGTGTAAGACGTCTGCTTTACACCGCCGCCCTTACCGCCGGAACTTGAAGTTTGGGAAATGGCGTTAAAGTCGTTGTACCAGATCAGGTTACAGCGAACGCGGCCGGTTCCCCAGCCGAGCGTGATCGGAAGGCCCAGCGACGAAGATTGAATCGAAAGCTGGTTGATCCTTGGGGACGAAATAGATGCTGTTCCGAAACCCATTGGTCAGTCCTTAAAAACGGTAAAGAACCGTGCGGGTCGCCGCTTCAGTTCTTCTTGTTCGTCTATGTTTGCGCGAATTACCGCCCGCGCACTGATAACAGCATGTAGCACTATTGGGGGGTCTATAACAATCGCCCCGTGCGAAAACGTGCGGCCCCACTTCCAAATTACAAAATCGCCCGCTTGGATCTCTTCCCGCTGGATCTCCCGCGCATGGGGAAAGACGTAGCTTAGGTAGAGTTCCTCATCGCGAGACATCATCCATTGCTCGGAATACTCAGGCGATAGATGCGGGATCAGGCCGACAGCTTCGTAGACCGCCGCCGGAAGCTGGGCGCAATCCACGCCCACGCCCTTGATTCGAGCGTGGTGATGATAAGGGGTTCTTTCCCACGTCAGTGCTTCGCGAACAACGTCTTCTCGGGTCACAAAGACGCCTCGGGGACAGGAACAAAGTCCGTACCCTTATAGTTTAGAAGGTTGTTGAACTTGCTCAGGCACGTCCCACGGGTTCGATCACAGCCCTTAAAGACCGTGAACGTGTCGCCAACCGCCGGAGCGAACGGGAAAGGTGACACAACGGTAATGCTGGACGTCGTGTTAGATTTTACACCACGCTGGACGCCCGCGTTGGCACCCGATGCGAAGACGATGCGACCTTGCGCGTAATCATTGGCCGTCATGCTCAAACCGCTATTGATCAGGGTGGTGGTGCTTCCAGATGTTGCGGATCCCGAAGCATCAAAGTCCGCTGGGTTGAGACCGCAACCGCTGTCGTAAACGGTGTGAAGGCACGACGCCTGATAGAGATCTGAAGGCATCATCGTGTCTAAAAGCATCAGCCACGATGAAACAGTGACCTGTGCGGATTCACCTTTGATGTCATTAACCGAGGTTACTTTTCCACCAAACCGAAGAATGGTTCCGGTAACCGGATCCGACCACGTTGGGAAAAACGCCCGTTCCAGCTTAACAACCGCGCCATCAAAGCCGCGCTGGGCAATAAACTGAATCACCGGTACACCGTTGATGGTGTCGTTGTTGTCGCCTGTGATGGTGAGATCCATCGACACCGCTTCCAAACCGATCTTTTCTTCGATGGTGGTGCGTTCGATCAGCGGGCCAAGTGAAAAAAGTTGCGAGTTTGCCCGTATCGCTTTGTCGGAACCTGACCAACGAATAACGGTGCCGCCTGATAATGTAATTGTCCAAAGATCCGCGTACTGGAAATCGGTGCCCGAGTTGAGCAATGCGATTAGAGCGGGTGATGCGTTCTTCATGGTTTTTTTACCGACTTAAATGCAACGCCGTCGAGCGACCAGAACTGAGACATCATCTGTCTAGGGGAAATACTATCCTCTTCAAACCGGCAAAGAAACATGTATTGGCCGGTCCACGTCAGCGCCGCACCATTTGCCGGTGCCGTCGTGAAGGTGACCAGACCGTTTGAGATTGTGTAAGCGCTTTGCACCACGCCAGCTTTGTAAATGATTGGGTTTCCGACAAACGCAAACATAGGCTCGGTGAACGACAGACCTCCCGACGTTGTGGTTCGGCTCAACTGAAACTGAGTTGTGGACCCGTTACCTGTTCCAAACGGCATATCAACTGCGGCGTTGTCGTAGGGATCCAGATAGCCAAACTCCGCGTACATACCGGCGCTAGTGTTGAAGAACACCCACATCTGATCAATTTCATCCTTGGTGGGGGTGTCCCGCAAAAACTCATAGCCGACTTGAAAGCGCCACCGAGGATAGGACCAGACCTGACGCCGACGTTCGCGACCCGAAACCGATTCCGCAACCTGTGTTGACCAGATCGGCGTCTTTTCGCTGAGAAAGCCTTGACCGGCTAGTTGCGGAAATTGGTTAAGTGGCATGGGTTACCTCAATACTTTTGCGCCAACGAAGCGACCTTCACGGTGGGCCATCTTGATGGCTTTAGATAGGGCGGCGCGGTTAGCGACGATCTGGCTTGGTGACATACCTTTTTCGGTGTGGTCATGATAGTGGACGTCTCCGCCCATAGCGCCACCACTTGACGCACTGGCACCCGCCGCAGCCGCAGAATCGGCCAAGCTGTTGGATTGCGGACCGGCCAGCATTGAGCGAAGTGGGTTTGCAATCTTGGCCGGAAGGATCATTTCGTTCGGATGGAAGATCCCCATCTGACCGCCTTTTCCGTCAATGCCGCCGCCGCCCGAAGACGGAACGTCGTAACCACCTTCGGCCGAGACCATTGACGCAAAGCCCAAGACCAAAGCCAACATACCGGCCGCAGCAAGCGCCGCAAGCGCAGGACCGACAACTGGAATACCAGCCTGTGACTTTGCACCTTCGGCCGCCGCCACACCCGCAGCGCCGGTTATCTGTGCCGTGTTACTTGCGGCTGAAATCGATGTTTCGGCCGCCGCTCCCGCCGCTGTCAGGCCAAGGCGTTGAGCAACGCCCAACTGGGTCGCGAGGGTCATGACAACTTGGTTGGCCGCCCATTTGATCGGAATCATGGCAAGCTGCAAAACGGTTTCGGTAACCATTTGCTGGATCATACCCACCATGGCTTGCTTGAATGTCTTTTGCCCGTTGAGGATGCTGGCAAAGGCGCTTTGGAACCCGTTGACCATCGGATCCGTAAGCTTCTTGAGATTGTCCCTACCGAG